AGTCAAAAAACCTTGTTTTTTTTCTCAAGACTTTTTTCAGGAATTCGTTTTTGGACATTTATAAATGTCCATTTTTGATTTTCTGAAAAAAGTCTTGGAAAAAATATTTCGTTTTTTATGGTTTGGCGTTTTTGGACTGTTTTTTTCTTATTTCTGAAAGCATTCCAATGTAAAAAGTGAAAACCTGTGTTTTTTTTGAAATTAAATAATAAATTTAAATAAATTAAAAAATATAATTTATTTAATTATAACGATGTTGTCAAATAATTTACAAATGTGTTTTTTTTGCGAGGAAGTTTACCCTATTAATTCTTGTTTCATAAATAATCATGATGGAATATGGATTTGCGATGAAAACGGTGGTAGATGTGAATTTATAATGTCTAAAAGAAACACAATTGAAACCAATGTTGATTGTCCTGTTTGTTTTGAAACCAAAAAAACAATTGAATTACCTACTTGTAGTCATAGAGTTTGTTTAGATTGTTGTAAAACAATTTATTTTGGTAGTGATTCTACTGTTCAAAGACCTTCTATTCAATGGAAAGAATTTGAATCACCCATTTGGCCATTTCATGATGAAGAGGAAGGTTATGAAGAAAAGATAGAAGAATATTCAACATTTGAAATAGTCGATTATGAAAATAAATCATATGATGAATTAGTAAATATTAGAAATAGTTTGATCAATCAAAGACCAGATTGGATGAACACTGAAGTATTTATAAATTATGAAAATAATAACTTTAAGTATCATTTACGATGTAGTGAATTAGACAGCGAATGGGAATTATATCAGCAAGGTAAAAAAATGCGCAATTGTCTTTGTCCATTGTGTCGCTCCACTCCCTTCTAAAAAGGACGCTGTCTCGCCTACGTCGCATATACCATACCGCAATTACCTCCCACAAAGTAGATTTCATTGATCCGTTCTTCGAACAAATACATGTCAAAATTGTAGTCATAAATGCGCCAAGTAGGCTTATTGATCCCGACCACATTCCCTGTTTCAGGATCGCAAATGGTCAAACTTTGCGCGAGCGGATCGAGGGGCGGGATAATCGTCGTAAATTCGAATTCAATTTGATTGAAACGACTCATGTTGATCGCACCGGAAGGTTGCAAATCGAATGCCGAAGTATTAATACAGAAATTATAACAATAAAGACCATCGGGTGCATTTCCTGATGTTCGTATATATTTTTCGATATAATTGAAAATACCAGCTGGTTGAATATTTTCTCGATAAGAACCATCTAACAAAATACCAAGAGCAAGTAAAATCATTTTGTCATTTTCAGGCGAATATGTATTCGTAATCATCCAACCCGTTAATTTTCCATCAATGTTTACTCCTGGACCAATGTATAAGGTTTCTACTGTGGCTCCATTGGTTCTAACAATTGGATAAAAACCCGCTGTTGGCGCAGGAATAATATCTTTTGGCATGTAATTATAAGGCCAATTCGTATAATTGGACCATTCATTGCGTAGGTTAGCATCGCTGCGCTGAAAATAAAATAAATAACTCGAAACCATTCCAAGCGAATCTAATTGAACTTTATTCGGACCCGTGACATTATAAAAAATGGATTCATGCACTTGTTTAATGAGATATTTTTGTTCATTGAGTGCAAAGAGTCGTTCTTCGTCGTTGGATAAGAAACAATAGGTGCAATTGAGATGGATGTCCGCATTCCATAATGTCCGTATATCCACATAAGAATCGATTCCTAAAAATACATCAGGAGGAGGTTGCAAAAAACGGTAAAATTGTTGATAAAATAAATTAAAATTCGGTGCTACATAGGGGAAGTTATTGACACCATCTAACACATCACGTATTTGAAATAACTGATTAATCGGACGAAAAGTAATATTAATATGTAATTCATTATATTGTAACGAGGTAAGAGGAAAAGCCATTTGAGATTTTAAACCAAACCAATTGTTGAGTGGTATATATAAGATGGATCCACGAATCGACGGTTCAGCTCCAGCCGGAGATTCGGTATAATATGCATTTGGATAAGAGTTTACTCGGGAACCACTATTTCCAGGATCATTTAATTCTGGTACATTTCCAATCATTTTGTCAAACAATCCTTTTTTATTACCTGAAAAATCTCGCTGCACCGCAGCTAATAAGTAGTCGCCAGAATATTCTTGTAATGTATAATTACCACAAGTAATACTAATTTTTGAAATCATTTTTGCTCCTAAATTTTCAATCCATCGAAATTCATAGGGTGCCCAACGACCATTATTCGATTGTATATCAGGAGATTCTAAAGAGGTGGGGACAGGTGGGAAAATAGGGCTCCATATGTTAGGTAGAGCAATCGATAAATACGTATCCATTAATAAGTCCGCATAACGCGGTATTTTAAAAGTGAAACTAGATTCGTCGGTGAGTCGAAGCGTTTTGGCTCCTTCGAAATCAACTCGAAATTTTTGTAGACCAAAATTTGTGTATTGTGCATATGCACTTTTAAAGAAAGTTTTTGAAGGATTTCCGTTTAATATAATATTTTGTTGTCCTTGACTAACTAAATTCATAAGACCGCCTGCCATGACTATTTATTTAATATGATATATAATATCTAAATAATTATTTTTATTTATATAGTATATAATAACTAATGTCATTACCAAATGCAAATACAAATGCAACCATGGTATTAGATCCTGAAATTGGTCAACTATTTAAAGATAATGAAAAATCAGATTTAGTTCGAATGTTGAGTAATCGTTCTTGTTTAAATAAATTCAATATATCTCTTATTTACACATTTCATGTTCTTCAATCAGCTGGTATTTTTGTTACTACTTTAGCTACAGGATATAATAATACTCAATTAATTTGGGTAGGTATTGGATTAAATGTTCTTGCTTCTCTAGTAAATGTATTAGAAAAAACAAATAATAATATTTCCGAACAATTATTACAAGATATTATTAAAATTAAAAATAAAATGTATGTAGATGAGGGTTCTATTAGTGACCCTAACATGGAAGAATTGTCGAAAAATAAATGATAACCCAATAAAGAATAAAGAATTATTAGATTATAATAAAATTATTATTATTATAATATAAGAATATGTCTTCAAATCCAAAAGAAATGGCAAAACAATTGATTGATTCTGTGTCAAACATTAAGGAAAATATGGTTATGAAGATTTTGATTGTTATTATATTTGTGATTATTTTGTTGGCATTAGCCTATTATTTTTATATGCGTAATTTACCTAGCTATGAATGTAATGCGATGGATGCACTTTATAGTTCTCTCAATGGAAGTATTCGATCAATTAACGTAATAGATCCAGATTGTAAATATTTATTTAGAGACTATTATATTAAAACTGCTTACAATTGCTGCAGCGGGGGATCCTATAAAAACGATTTTGTAGATACTTGTGTTTTAAAAGATTTATTAAAACAAGGCGTTCGTGGACTCGACTTTGAAATTTATTCGATGAATGATAAACCCGTGGTCGCTACATCAACTTCCGATAGTTATCATGTAAAAGAAACTTACAATTCGATTGACTTTTCCGAAGTTATGAATATTTTACGTGATTATGCATTTGTTACTGCGACCGCACCAAATTCATCAGATCCAATTATTATTCATTTACGATTCAAAAGTAGTAACCAAAAAATGTATCAAAATTTCGCGAAATTATTGGAAAATTACGACAATTTATTATTAGGAAAAGATTACAGTTATGAATATTATGGCAAAAATTTAGGAGAAGTAAAATTATTACTTTTTATGAAAAAGATTGTGATTATTGTCGATCGTTCCGATATTTCATTTTTAGAATGTCAAGAATTTTATGAATATGTCAACATGACAAGTAATTCCGTTTTTATGCGCGCGCTTCGTTATTATGATATTGCTTATACGCCAGATCTAAACGAACTCATTGAATTCGATCGAAGAAACATGACGATTGGTATGCCAGATAAAGGATCAAATCCAGAGAATCCAAGCGCACTTGTTATGAGAGAAACGGGAACTCAATTATTAGCCATGCGATATCAATTATTTGATAACAATTTAGAAGAAAATAATATGTTTTTTGATTTAGCAGGATATGCTTTTGTTTTAAAACCCGAAAATTTGAGATTTGTTCCAGTGGTTATTCCTACACCACCACCTCAAAATCCAGATGTTTCTTATGCAACCCGTGTAATTTCTAGTGATTTTTACAAATTTGATATATAAATTTTCGAACAAAATATTATTATATATTATAATCAATTATCCATCTATGAAAAATAGTGCATGTGATAAGAAAATGAGT